CTCGGTCGGCTTGACATAAGTGGCCAAACTTTCCGGACCCATTGTTTGTCCCAACGTCGTTGTAAATCTAACGAGCTGCTCCAAATCGTTACCGCGACCAACTGCAGCAAGGCCAACAGTCATCACCGGCTTGACCAATTCTTTCGGCAGCATTGGAAGCTTCTTCTCTCGCTGCAAGATGTCCAGCTTCCGGGAGACGTAAGGCACCTGGAATGTTGTCTGCAACACGCTGTAGATCGAACCAAGCGAGTTCTCGATCTGCAGTGCTGTCAGGCGGACCTCCTCTGCCGTCGTGCGCTCAGAATCACGCACATCAGCCAGCATGAAAGCCTGTGACAGCCTGGCTTCGATCTGCGTCTTTCCTTGCATTGCGACCTGCAGATCCGTGGATTTCTGAATTTGCAAGGCCTGCACATCAGAGGGGTCTCCGGTCACGAACGCCCCATTCGCACTATTGGCCAGATTGGCTGCTTTGGTAACGCCTGATGGCTTGACCAAGAACAGAATCTTGCTGCTGGCCAGGCTGCCTTCTGCAATGGCCTGGCAGAGGGCTTCAACCGTTTGCAGGTCAGCCAGCGCAGCGGTCTCGACGTAGCTGATTCCGTACTGCTGGCCATCGCTGCGGATCATGGTCAGAGGCAGCCATGGCGAGACCGACTCAGGCCTGCTGAACTCAGTGCCAGGGATGACCTTGTTGTTTACTTCCTGGTGCCACTTGACGGTGCCTTCCTTGCCCTGGCCATTCCTTTCCCACTGGATATACGTGTAGATCCGAACGGTATCCCCGTTATCGCGGCGAGGAACAGGATTGATAATGTCGTCGATGAGGCCAGTAGTAATGTCGTCATCGTCGTCTTTCGCGCGAACAAGTTCCTGGATCTTTTCCGGGAGTGTTTCAATCGCCAGCTGCTCGCAGATGACCACCTCGAGCGGATTGCCCATCGGATCCCGCTGACAGACGTAGCGGTTGAGATGGAAGCAGCGCAGCCCCTCTGGAGCAATGTGCAGCAGAGCATTGCCGCCAACGATCAAATGCAGCAATGCCTCGTGAAACACCACACGGTCATTGCTGGCCTCAATCTCACGGAGCACCTGCCGCTCGATCTGGCTCAGTGATTGCTCGAAGTCAGTCCTTTGCTCAGGACTAACTCCCAGCTTTTGCAGCTCTGCATCATCCAGCGAGAACCGAAAAAATTGCTGCGTGGGAGGGAGCAACCCGAGAAGCATGCGGCTTGCCAGGTTGAGGACACCCCTGGCCCCGATGCCGTTCCATGGCACCGGGAACGTCTCTTTTGTGTCGGCAACCGGCTCCGAACTGGTTGGAATTAGATACGGAATCGTCAGCCGAGCGCACGCCCGACCCCTGCTGAGGTAGTAGTCCCGGTCCTGGGCCAGGTCTTCGTAACGCTGAGCTGCTGTCTTTTTCATTAGATGGAGAGGTTGGTGCCTCGAGTAGATCCAGTTCCGCGCTGATAGCGAGCAGCAGTCCTCCGACCGCCGGACGCCTTAGAACCGCGCATTGTTTGTCTTGCAGTTGGAGCCATTGGCTGCTCTTGGCCAAGGATCCTCAAGGAATTAGACGCTGCATTTCCGGCACGTTTAATGCCAGCAACCTTCAGATCTTGCTCAGCCTGAAGCTCCTCAGCTCTTGCGACGTTGTCCAGCTCGAGCTGGGCCGCTTGTGCCTCGTAATTGTTCAGCTGCTGCACTTGCGCAGCTGCTACTGCAGATCGCTGCGCAGCAATTGCATCTAATTCTGCTTGCCGCTGCGCAGCCCTTTCATCGGCTTCGCGCTGCCTGCGTTCGGCATCACGCCTTGCGCTGTCGTTACCGCCACTACACATGATCAGATCCCCAGGTTGATGCCAGAACCTGCTGAGTTAGCAGTTCCAGCGGTGCTGATTCTCAAGTTGGCCTTCGGCTTCTTCTTCTTGGTGACCGCAGCAGTCGTTTGAGCTCCTTTAGGGATCTCAGTTTCTTGAGTTGTCACCGTGTACGCAGACTGAGCAGCCGCTGCTTGAGACTCTGCAGCGGCTTCAGCAGCAAAATCAGACCTGAGCTTTTCTGTTTCAGCCTCTGCAGCATCGATCTGCTCTTGCAGCTGAGTCTGGAAAGCAGCCTGCTGTTCATTGATTTGCGCTTGATATTGATCCAAAGACGCTTGATTAGCGGCAATGTCCGCGTCAGACGGGCCGCGATAGACGACATTTGGGGCTTGAGGCTGTTGGCCGAGGCACATGATTGACTCCTAGGTGATGTTGAGGCCAGTGCCCCTTGCGGAGCTGGTGGCGGATCTACCAATCCGCAATGAGCTTTTGCCCTTACGGGTATTGATCCCTCTTTCTCGAGCGCCAATGTCCGGCGCTTGCGCATTTGCCTCCGGCGGAGGAGTGCCGATCAATGTCGTGAGGCGTCTTGCCTCCTCGTTGGCGTTCTCGACTGCCAGCATCCGGTCGTCAAGAATCTCTTGACGCAGAGTTTGCTGATCTTGCAAGGCACTTTGAAACTCACCCTGCATCAGGCGAGTGCTGCTATCCATGGAGGACTCAATTGCAGCTTTTTGCAGCTCAAATTGCTTGTTGTAAGCGTTGTAATCGGGCTTGGTGATCGTTGCCCTGCTGCCACCACCCATGCACATCAGTTGTGCCCTCCCAATTCCATGGTGGTGAGCATGTCCTCCTGCTGCTCCTGGTACTTGTAAGCCAGCCATCTGACGGCAGATACCTGGCCAGCTTTGAACATGATTTCGCGGTCACTCCAATCAAGACTCGGAGCTTGATCAGGAAATTCAGCAGCCATTGCGGCCACTAATCGCTGATCGATGGCTGGCAATGGTTGCACTCTGCGGGATCGTAGGTGTGCCAACTGTATCTAAGGTGCTAGTAAGCGCCCAGCCTGATCATGAGTGACCAGCTCGAAAAACTTGGCGAGATCCACGACCTCGTAATTGATCTAACGCTTGATCGCTTGAGAGATGGCGATCAACGAGCAGTGAGTGATGCAATGGCATTGCTGAAAAACAGCAACATCACCGCAATCCCTGCCGAAGGGTCAACTCTCAAAAAATTGGCAGGCAAACTCGACTTCTCCGAGATGGCCGACAAGGTTGTGCCGATCAAACCGAAAGCTGTTTGACGCCTCCGTAGGAGCCTGACTGATCCACCTGAGGACGCCACCCCAGCGCAAGGCAATCAATCGCTCCGACCTGCTCTGACATCCAGGCTTCCATATCCTCTCGCTGGATCTGCGCTGCACGTTCTGCCTGGGTGCGCATCTGGTCCTGGGCCGCGGCTTCCACGAAATAAGCCAGGGCAATCGCCAGGGAATCCGCTCTGTCGTCTGCCTCGAGGCAGCCACGCTCCGATGTGAGCCGGCTGAGCTGCCACGCCAGCATGTGGCGGTAGCCATGCTCCGGATCTTCATCGAGCATCCGGTAATCCTGCTTCAGCACTTTTGACAGCACGCAGAGCCGGTGCTGCTGAATGATTGGGCCGAGCGTGTCACACAAACGGTGCTCTTTTCTGATGCTGTGCTTCACCTCTTCGATGCTCACTGGGTGATGCCGCAGCATGTGGGGCTTGAGCAGGGCGGTGAACATGCCATCGCCCATGTTCGCTTCCGCGATCACGTAATTAACGCCCCATTTCTTCGCTGTTTTCGCCAAATGCTCCAGGACAGTGTCCTCATAGCCCAATGTGCTGCCACCGCTTTCCAATAAGTAGAAATTGCCGCCATATTCGGCCAGAACCGTCCAAGCCAGCTCATCGCGCCCTCGACCTGCTGGGTCAACGGACATGACAACCCGAGCATCCTTTCTTTCAATCCAGCCATTGATAAAAGCAGGCTTATGGAAGTGGCGATCTGCGCCCATTCCAACGCAGACGATTTCTTGCAGCCTGTAATCAGGGCCATTCGACCAGACGACCGTCTCAGGTAGTGCTGATCCATCAATATCGAGGACGACAAGATCGCCAAGGCGTACTGGGAATCTATCAAGGGTCGCTAATCTCGTATTTAGGAGAAACTGTAATTCGAAACTAGCCTTTGTGGTTGATGCTTGCCTCTGAAGTATGTCCTCGTGGCTAAATCTTTCTGGATCTGTAGGTTCCCCTACCAAACTCGGATCAGCTTCTAGTTCTGCTTCTATCTGCGGGTCAAGATTACCTTCATAACAGTCAAGCTCTTTTGGATATTGAGCAGGCCAATAGCGACTGGCATAGCCACGCTCACGCACCAGCCTTAAGTAAATACTGGTTTCTGTATGTGGTGTGCCTAAATAAAGTATCTTTCGGGGCAGAAGCTGCCCCTCGTCTGGCTTGATGATGCTCTCCATCTCCGTGACAGCATGAGCGACACGCTCCTGCTTCAGTTGGGTGATAACGTTGCTCATAGTCTCGACATCGTCGAGTATTGCGCAAGTACATCTCTGTCCAGTCGTCTGCGCGGTTACCCCCAATGCACGCACGCTGGGCGACTGTTCGACGGTACAAGGAGCCACGTCAAAGGCTACGTTGGAAAATCTGTTTTCTGGGCCTGGCAGCAGACAGTTGAGTATGTCAACTTCAGCCATTGTACGGAGCATAAACTGTGTGAAATCCGTAGCCTTCAGCGCTGTGGCGCTAACGATCAAAATCTTCTCATCAGGATCCATCCTGAGCCGATAAAGCGCGTAATAACTTGCGAGAAGACTCTTCCCAAGACCACGGAAAGCAACCGTAAGGCTACGATTTGGTCCGTTCTGCATCCATTTGGCAACCGCCACTTGTTGCTTGGTTGGCGTGCTGGCGAGACCCTGCTCCCGGAGCAAATAGCAGACGAAATTGGGGAAGGAATGGAGCTCCTCAGGGAGCGGCTCCCAGCGTGATTGCATCGTCTTTTACCTCTTCAACAGTTTCAAGCCATGCTCTAAGAGCAGCGCCAGTTTCGGTCCCTTTGCTCCACTTCGTTTCTCTGACGACATCAGCACCAGATAAGCAGATGTAGGACTTGTGCGGCTCCCAGACCAGAAAAGAGTTGGGGCCTTCACGAGCTCTCCGGTACTCCACAGATAGAGCACCGGATCGCTCGAACTTCAAAGAAGTTGCCATCAGATGTTGAGGCTCTTCTTAGTTTTGCCTTTGCCGGTCGGCACGCAGTTGTTGACACGTTTGCCGCCTTTCCCTTTTTTGGTTCCAGCGGCTCTGTAGCCATCCCAGCAGGCCTTGCCGCCAACCTTTTTCTTGCTCATGACTTTGGTTTGAACCGTTGGATGGTGTGCAGAACCAGCTCGATTACTGAATTGTCTTTGAGCTTGCTCATCCCGATGAGTTCAGAAGCAGCAGTAAAGACAATCCAGAACCAGGGTTCCTGCAGGAAGTGCAGGCTCATTTAACAGGCTTGGGTTGAGGAGTTGGCTTGGTGGGCAGGGGGCATTCGATGTTGTTCATGCAGAAACAGTTGCGGTGATGGTGATCGTTCCAGGTGAATCAGATGCAGTTTTGCTTGTCAAGGTGCAGCGGAGAGTGGCGCCACCTTCCTCACCACCAACAAAGGTCACTGCAGCGGCAGTGGAATCACCTTTGATCGACACAGCAGTGCCTGTTCTGATTGTCCACTTGTAGGTGACATCTTCAGCATCACCATCAAAAGCAGCAGTAACGGTCGACTCAGCGCCAACGGTTAAAGCCAAGTTGGTGCCAGTTAGATCATCACCAGTGGCAGAACAAGTGCCGATGGTTGGTTTTGGATCAGGGTCAGGAGCCTTGCTTGGAGTGTTCGGCATGTTCTGGACATAGGGCCAGTTGCCGGTCTTGAGGAAATAGGCGTCCTGCGCTGCTTGCACAACAGACTTCGGACGATCTGATGGCCCCTCGAGGCCCAGGGCGATCCGAGTTCCATTGGTGAGAAAGATCATCGGATCTTTCAACGCATTACTGATGACAGTGCTCATATCAGTAGCCCTTGCCTTTGCCTTTGTTTCCTTTGCCAACGAGCTTGGGCTTGCAGGTCTTGGCCATACGACCTCGTAGAACTCCACCCATCTTGCCAATAAAGCTGGATACAACAAAGCCCCAGGGCCACGGGGATGGACTGGGGCTCTGAAGTTTGCGGGCCGAGCAAAGCTGGTTCAGGCCAGGTAAGACATCGGGAACGCAATTTGGTGTCGCCTGCTCAACTCACATCCGACCACGACCAAGCAGAAGGAGGAGCCATCACCGACGACAGCGACACCCTAGTCCATGTTTAGCTTTCAAGTCCTCCTCAGCTCTCCTTTTGATATAGCTCTCAAATCGATCAGGACTGGTCTTGAAACCAGCGACAACTCCGTATTTTTTGTAGTTGTCCTCTTGATAGATCCGAGCAGCTTCCTCAGGGCCGATCTCCCTGGCGTGCTTCAGCATCTCGTCTGCTCTGCGGTCCTTGGCGTACATCAGTCCGCCTCCCCCCTCATCAGCCTGGAAAGCTCCTCCTCTTCTTCGCTGCCGTTGACCTCGTTATAGGCCTCGCGGTGAAGGTTCCTGTCGTGGTCCAAAGGGATCACCAGGTATTTCCCCTTGTC